GATACAAAAAAGTTGTAAAGTCAAAGTCTTGGTACAAAGCAAAAGAAGAACAAAACAAGTTATTACGATCTATGGGCATTGATCCTAATCGTAGATTGAGACAACCCCGAGTGGTAGTGCCGCTAGATCAAGTTGGTAAGTTACAAACATTTTCAAACAATATCAAAGTTGAAAATGCACCTACTTATAAGTCTAGTGGTACTAAACCAGTTTCTAATGAAAAGTTAGAGGTAAGTAAACAATATACGATTGCACCTGCTTACAACAAAGGGCCATCTATGGTAGTTGGTCGTAAAGATATAAAAGATATAGGTCGATAATTATGGCAACTAAAAAACAAATACTTGAAAATACACTATCAATGCCTGATATAATCAAAGAGTTTAACTCTTATAAAACTGATGAACGCAAGGCAAGTTTCTTATTAGAAATGAAAGGGTTAAATTTACCATACAAAGTTGATTGGCAAAGTTTAGCAGACAGTTGGTTAGGTAACAAAGCATGGCCAGAAAAAACAAAACAAGATGATGATGAAGATTGGTGGGAAAAAGAAAAGACCGTCAATGAAAAAATATTATCTGACGATATTGAACCTATACAAGGACAAGATGACAAACCACTTACTAAAGATGAAGTTGAAAGTCTTATTTAGTTGTATGTTATTAGCAGGTTGCTCTAACATGGGTATGGGTGATAGAACGGTACATAGTGAAATGTTTATTGATCATTTAAATAATATGCCATCTGGTAAATCTAGTTTTTTACTATGGCATAATCCAAATACTGGTAACAAAGGTGATATTAAAATTACTAGAAGTTATATAAAGAATGGTTTTAAATGTGCAGATTATACATCTACGGTAGACATTAAAGATACTTTTCCTATCTATTCAATGACAGGTAGAGATAGAAGTACAGAATTTGGTACCGCTTGTATGTTACCAGATGGTCGTTGGAAAATTATTGAAAGGGTATTATGAGAAATTTAATTATAATGACTATTGCCTTTGTATTTGTTCTTATAGTAATGTCTATTTACTCTATATCAAATCAAGCATATGGTCATCATATTGCCACATCATTTGCCCAAGAGACGGCAAGTAATTGTGTGATTGAAAAGATTTATACACCAGACAAAGAAACTTTATTAGAAACAAAGATGATTTGCTCTGATGGAAATGTAGGGCCAAGTTATTGGTCTCTATTTGCTGAGTTTTACTATCAAGGTATTTCTGTGCCAGAATATTGTAGATATGTAAAGGGGACTTTGGGTTTGCCAAAGAAAGTATGTTTGAATAAAGATGGCACATGGAGGTATTGATGTTTAAAATCATTCTGGGTATAATCATAGGTTATACCGCAGTAGTAATATATGGACCTGATGTTGGTTATCAGATATACCATGGAATTATTGAAATTATTAGAGAGGTGGTGAACGCACATGAATAAAATATTACTAATGATACTAATAACATTTTTTGTGGCTGCATGTAACAGCACGAAACCTGTTAAGAACGAAGGCATTACCAAAACTGGTATGATTGAAGAAATCCCTGGTTGGTATGCTGAGAAGGTGGCAAAGAAAGGTATCTTTAATCAAAAAGATAAATTCTATGTCTATGGTGTAGGTACGGCAACAAGTCCTGACTTACAACTTGCGATGGAGAAAGCAAAGATAATTGCTAAGGCTGATATCGCTGATGTATTACAAGGTGAGATTAATGGTAAATCTCAAACATACATTGAAGAAGTTGGACAAGATAGTGCCAAGACTACTGTAACTGAAACCAATAATACTATCATTAACATAATTAAGAACACAAAGGTTCAAGGTTATGAACAATGGAAAGTTGAAGTTTCTATCACACCTAACAAAGAGTATAGAGTGTGGATGGGATTACAGTTACCTTTGGGTGAATATAACAAACTCAAAGACTATGTAAAAGACCAGGCCGCTATTGAACTAAATAGTATATCTAAAGGTGAAGAACGATTTGAGGAACTAGAAGATGAGATTTCCGCAGTTCCAGTTGAAACCGTAGAGGAGATTATTATTCAATAATGTATAAAGTATTTACTAAACCTAATTGTCAATTTTGCGTGAGGGCTAAAGAGTTATTAGATAAACTCAATATCCCTTACGAAACTTATCACTTAGGTAATACAACTGAAGGTGGTGACGGAGACTATACCGTCACTATCGACCAAATGTTTGAAATGATTGGCAAACCTGTAAGAAGTATGCCTCAGATAATGGTAGACGATAAACTCATAGGTGGATTTACAGACCTAAGAGAATACTTAATTAACGAAGGTAAAATTAATTTCGCAGGCGAAAAACTATGACGGCAAAAGTATATGCATTCCCTAGTGGTGAAGAGATTAAAACTAATATAAAATCTAAACAGAAAAAGATATTAGACATACAATCTAAACAATATGCGGATTCACTAACGGACGATTTAGTGATACAAGTTATTGGTTCATTACAAAACGAGGGATTAGATATTGGAAAGGTTTCTGGTGATAAAACATTTTTAGATGTTGGTATATTCCTAGAAGCATTCCGTGCCATGATTTATAGAGAGTTAGATATATCACACCCTTTCCATGACATTACAAACAATTTAATGTATGTAGAAAATGCAGGTAAGAAAAGATATAGTGTGGCTAATTATTCTGGTACAGAAATAGTTACAAACACAAAAGAACTAACAGAAAATGATATTGAATTTGAAAGCGAGATTGACCTAAATGATTCTGATTGATTATTCACAATTAGCAATTGCTAATATTGTGATTGCACTAAAACAAGAACAAAAATTACCTACACCAGAAATGGCAAGGTATCTTATACTTAATTCTATTCGAGGGTATGTACATAATCATAGAGAAGAATATGGACCAGAAGTAGTTATTGCCGTAGATGGGGCACACCCTTGGCGTAGAGATATATTTCCACATTACAAAGCAAAGCGTAGAGAAGGTAGAGAACAAGATGATACCTCTGATATTATCTACGAATACATGGACATCATAAGACAAGAACTAGAAAATAATTTTCCATACAAAGTTGTTAAGTTAGATGGCGTAGAGGCAGATGATATAATTGCAGTTATAATTAAAAAGAATGTAAAGAAATGGTTTACAAACAAATACTTAATTATTAGTAGTGATAAAGACTTTCAACAATTGCAGAAATATCCTAATGTAACACAATACTCACCTGTACTTAAAAAATTTTACGAAACAGATAGTCCGCAAGAATATATCTACGAACATATATTAAGAGGTGATCCTGGCGATGGCATACCAAACTTTTTATCACCAGATGATACCTTTATAAATGGCATAAAATCTAAACCAATAATGAAAAAGAAACTTGTTGGTTGGGTTGACACACTTATGAGAGGTGAAGATGCCAAAGAATTTTGTAATGAATATCATTATAGAAACTTCCAAAGAAATCAAAGACTTATTGACTTTGATTTTATACCAGAAGATATCCAAGATGATATATATAAACAGTATGAAGAAAAAGAACCAAAGAGTAAAAGTGATATTTTACCTTATTTAATAAAGAATGATTTACAATCATTGATTGGCAAAATAGAGGAGTTTTAAATGAATGATAATTATGCTTTTTCGTACCACGAAATACTTACAAAGGTAAACAATAAAAAAGATAAACCTGGTAAGATAGAGGTGTTAAGAAAATATGATACAAATGAATTAAGAATGTTTTTAAAAGGTTCATTCGATCCTAAATTAGAATGGTTATTACCAGAAGGTAAACCACCATACAAAGAAAATCCAGCACCAATAGGTACTGAACACACTTGGTTAAAACAAGAAGTAAAAAGAATGTTTCATTTTCTAAAAGGTGGTAATCCAAAACTATCACAAATGAAAAGAGATAATATGTTTATACAAATGTTAGAAGGACTATCTGCTGAAGAGGCACAACTATTAGTATGGGCAAAAGATGGTGAGTTAAATAAACATTATAAAGGTTTAACATCTAATCTAATCCGTGAGGCATTTGGTTGGGACGAAAACTTTATGCGAATTAATAAATGAAGATAATTGATGACTTTCTATGGAAAGATGATCACAAATTTTTTGTTGACTTATTTGAACATAAAGATTTTCCCTGGTACATTTGTAAAAAAGTAGCAGCCCAAGAAGTACCAGAAGAATATGAAAGACAATGGTACATGACCCATGTCTTTTATGATAATACCGTTTGTTCAGATCACTATGGTAAGATAGAAGAAAAAATTTTAAGACATAAAGATTTTCCTACAGTATTCTCTATGATGAGGGTAAAAGGTAATATGTACCCTGGGGCAGAAAAACTATCTGAACATGCACCTCATTCAGATACAAATTTTACTCACATGGGGGCAATATATTATATTAATACGAATAACGGGTACACACTTATTGAGGGTCAAAAGGTAGAGAGTATTGCCAATCGTTTGGTAGTTTTTGACCCATCAATACCACATAATTCTACGGATTGCACGGACGAACCGTACAGAATGAACATAAATTTTAACTTTTTTGGTGCGACAACCTGACGCATTACACCTAACTTACTGAAAAATAACACTTTTAATTTTAAATTAGTGGTTGACAAATCACTTGTTTTGGTATATATTGGACTCATAATAACAAGAAAGGTTATATTATGAGACTAGAAAAATTTGAAATTATGAAAAGAATTAAACATGTTGCAGATAACACCAACGATGGTTGTGTGAATACTGACCTAGAAAACTTACTATCTATTTTAAAATCTGCTACGGCAATTGATGTTAGTTTTAGACCACAATGTTATGAGGGCAAAACTTTAAGAACTCATGTTATGGTTGACCACGGAAACTTTAAATCATTAGTACATGAAAGTGAGGCTCTATAATGGCACAAATGAAAAGATTTGCCACAAACGAGGCAGAAAAACAATTAGCAATTATTGAAACTAAAGTGGCAAAAGGTGAGATATCTCTTACTGAAGCCAGAGACGAATGTATCAAATCTACTGTAAATTGGGGATTGATTGGGTTCTCAACTATTGATGAACTTGAAGAATACCTTTGTACAGAAACCGCATTCAAAACAATACAATAAATATAAGAGAGAGGTTATATGAGACTATTTTCCATTACTTTTATTATTGCAGGGTTGATTGCCTTTGCCATTGCGAAAGAACAAATGAACAATTGCACGGACGATGGTTGTGCAGATTTCTATGATGGACAAGAAGACAGCACACCTGCACCAATCGTAAAGATTGAACCAGTTAATTATGTAATACCAGTTGTAGATACGACAAATGGTAAAGATGAATTTGTAATGTCTCTATCACAATGTATTGACCACATTTACCTAGATGTACCAGAAGAACAAAGAATACCTAAAGTATTGATAATCGCACAGGCAGCCTTAGAGACTGGTTGGGGTACAAGTAGATTTGCCAATGAAGGTAATAATCTATTTGGTATTCGTACTTTCAATAAAGATGAAGAATGGTTACTACCAATTACATGGGACCAAAACAAATGGATTGGTTGGGGTGTAAAAGTGTATGAAACCAAATGTGATAGTGTAAAAGACTATGTAAGAATTATTAATGAAGTATGGGCATATGAGGGTTTAAGAGAAGTGAGAGATAATGGTGGTAGTGTTTATGAAATGGCAGACCACTTAACACTATATGCTTCTAAACCAACATATACAACTTTAGTAAAACAATTAATCAAATATAATCTGGAGGGTAAATATGATATCTAGTTACCAAGATGATATACATTTATTCTGGAAAAGAGCAGAAGCATTGTATAAGTTTATACCAAAAGCACCTGCAGATATGAAACATATTTGGGAAGAGAAATTAAAAGAACTAATGAAACAAATGGGGAAATATGAAGTTAGACGATCTTAGCCCCAATAGATGTGTGGCATTCTATATGATGTCCTCATACCTTTACTACGAAAAAGATAAACAAGTTTTAACAGATGGTATGTTTGACCAGATGTGTAAAAAAATATTAAAGACTTGGGATCAAATAGATCACCCACATAAAAAATTAATAGATAAAGAATCCCTTGAAGCGGGCACTGGTTACTATATCAAATATACTAACATGATTAAAGGTGCGGCAGAAAGTTGGTATACAGAAAATCAAAGACTTAAAAAAATGACACCTAGACAAAAGGCAACTTTAGGTCAATCATCATTGGAGAATTTTTTTCAATGATACCTAGGTCAGAATATGAAGACAAAAAAGC